AGTTCCTACGCTTACTCCACCTGTTGTGTAATATATGTCAGAACCTGTTGTTGTCCATTGTGATGATGCTATGGTTGCCCAAGATTCATTTGTTCCGTCTGTAGTAAGATACTTACCTGAATTACCTGTTTGGTCAGGTAAAGAGTATTGTGCGACTGTTGCCCAAGATGTATTAGTTCCATCTGTTGTTAGGAACTTGCCACTATGTGTAGATTGTGACGGTGCTAGTGCGTTAAATGATGCAGTTGCAGTTGTTTGACCTGTTCCACCAGATGCAATATCTATAGGTGATCCAAAGGTTAAACCTGATGATACATCTAGACCACTTGTAGTTAAGGTTGCAACAGTAGTGCCATCTGCTTGAAATTCTATCTGACCACTAGAGTCACCAGTAACTTCTATGCCACCTGCACCAGTTGTAATTGCATTAATCTTACTTGTCATAATAATCCTATAATACTAACCATCTTTGACCTGATGGAACAGACACAGTTACCCCTGTATCTACCACTACTGGGCCAACCGATAATAAATTATGTCCACTTGGGCCAGTGTAGTCAGATGTGATTGTTGAGTTATGAGCAATAATACCGTTGTTTGCTTCTAAGTGAGGAGCAGATACTACTTGCTCTGAACTGTTTTGTATTGCAGCTCTTTCTGCAGGATATGTAACAAATACATCACTTAATCCTGATAAATTAATTTTACTACCAGAGTTAGAAGACTCTAATACAGTATCTCTAGATAAAGTAGTGCCACTTGCAGTATATGTACCAATACCAACTTCCCAGTCTGTTTGGTTGACTATAGTGTAATAAGTTGTATTACCGTCACCAATTGCACTAAAAGACTGAAAACCGTCAGAAGCCCCTTCTAGCGTTATTATACCAGTTCCGCTAGTGTTCGTGGTCTCTTTAACTCTGTCTTTAATGACAAATGCCATCTTTTATCCTTATGATAATGTTACTGTTAAATTGCCTGTAGCTATCTTAAAAATGTCTCCAGAATCGATTGTCTTAGGCACATCTAAAATTGTGTGGAACAATAAATTTCCTGAAGTTAATGCGTCATATAGACCTATGTGCGTGATCGTTCCTTGAGATGCGGTAGCTTGTGGAAATTCAACATCAGCAGAGTTACTTGTTACACCGTTAGAAGGTGCATCAAATGTTACTGCTGTTCTAGCGTATGAACCTACAGCTACTTCATTTCCAGTATCAGCATCTGTTGGATCTGTGGTGAATAATGCTACATAGACCGTTGTTGGGCTTGTGTATGTTGTGTTACGAAGAACTGCATTGATAACTGCGTTCTCTAAATAATTACTAAATTCTGCCATTTTAATTTACCTCGTTGAAAGTGTTATTGACATTGGTGAAGATGGATATTCACTATCATCATCGCTTGCTCTTAATGATGCTAGACCTCTATCGTACAAAGATGCCCATGTTGCTAATCGTTCATCATTCATTAGATAAGGTTCAGCTTCTGCTAATGCACCGTAGAGAAGCAAGTCTGGGCAGTTAGCTAGAAATAGGTTAGATGGTACGCTATCTGACAAAAAGTCAGGCTTATAGTAATACACCATTCTTAATGTATATGCACTATCAGGTAACGGAGCAAATTGAAACTCACTACCTAACAATGTATACATCGTAGGAACACCTCTGTCTGTTGTTCTAGCGTTTCTAAAGAAATTCGATGTGTTTTGGAACTGTAAGACTCGTACTGGATTAGTATCTAAATGTAAGTCTTTCATAGCTAGGAAGTCAGAAGGTAATGCTGTAGTGCTGTCACCTGCTGTAGTAACTGCTGTAGCTACTTTTAACATCTGTCTAATGCGTAAGTCTCGTATTAATCTTTGTTCTGCAAGATGAATAAAATCTGGTATTTTTGTATCTAAATCATCACGAGCAAGATAATCTGCAATCGTGGTCTTTAAATCCGAATAATTAGTCAATGCCATTATACTCTACCTTGTCTTGTCCTAAAGAACCTGTTGTCTGGGTTATTTAACCATGCTCTAAATTTCTTTTGGTCAACCACATGAAATCCACGCATGATGTTTAGTTTGTTTAAATCGTCTATTACGGTTAGTGGAATAGATGCTATCTTATTGTCAAAGACATCCTCACCCCATTTGCCATTTGTTGCATTGTATTCTTTTTTGTTCTGCTCAATAATTGAAGATACATCCTGTACCGTCTCAATCACTAGTCCACCGTCTTCGGTGTTGTGTGCTACTTTGTCTCGAATATTATCTTTTTCTAATAGTTTAGCCATAACAATCCTATAAGGGTAAAGCCCTCCGTAGAGGGCTATTATCCGTATTACTCTGCAAGGTCAGCAATAATTGCATGAGCTTTTTCGTTTTTCACTTCAAGAGTGTATTCAACTAAAAGCTGTGTTTTTTCGCTGTCACCAGTTTTCGCTAATTCGTTTGTAGCGAATGGTCTTAAGTAAGCAATAGATGCGTACTCTGGATCAAGAACAAATGCTACTTCACCGTCATCATCAGCATCAGCAGTCATGAATCTGTTAGGAACAACAGATAATGTACCGAAGTCTGATAGGTATACATCAGCAGCACCAACGATTGTAGATGGCTTGTTAGCTGGAGCTTGATAACGCTGTTCAGCAATACCAGTAAAACCTGATACTACTTGTTTCTGTGTTGGAGTAACCATAAGAACTGATGGGTTACCACCTTGTTCGTATGCTTTCTTAACAGCAGACTTAAGCATTGTTTCTGTGAACGCTGCATCTGTACCAGATACACGAGCTGTAGTACCGTCAGCACCTGCTGTACCAGCACCTTCATAGTTTGTTTCAATCCATGCTTGTAGTGAACCTAATTTACGAGCTGTTGAAGCATCACCTGTAACAGCAGCTTGGTTAGATAATAAGATTTTTTCCATATCTCGTTTAAGCTCTGAAGAAGCTTTTGATAACTGATAAGCTTTTTCTGACTTACGACCAGCCTTATCGATAGACTCTAAAGTACCAGCGATTTGGATAGTTTTTTGTGAGATTTGAGTTCTGTTACCAACACGAGTTGTTGGAGCAAGTGTTGCAGATGTAGCATCAGCACCCTCAACTACAGCGTTAGCTACTGAAGCATCAGCTAATGAATCTGTTTGCCATTCGTGGTATACAGCAGTTGCACTTGTTTTACCAACAGATGACATAAATGGTGTATCGGTTGGAGAGATATTGTAAATTACATCAGTTAGGTCTTCTCTATTACCAACTGATTCATAGGTTTTATATGTTGCCATGATTGTTCACTTCCTTAATTTATAAAGTTTTCAAAAAGAGCTGCAGCATCTCTGGCCTTACCAGTCTGCTTTAGCTTATTCATTTGTTGTTTGCGTAGATCACGACTGCCTTCTTTAACCTTTGTACCTGACTTAACCATCTTGGGTGCTTTAGCAACCTTTTTGTTTACGCTAGGTTTAGATTTCTGAAGCTTGTCATACATCATCGCTTTATGCAGGATTAATACATGACGAGAGTCATACACTTGTGCCAACTCGTTGTCTGTAAAGCCTACATTTTTACCGTAGTTGCGAATCTCATTTCTGATTTGTTCGCCTTTGGTTGGGTCTGAAAACTCTGGTAGGACTTGTGAAAGTTTGGTTGCTTCCTGTTGAACAAATTTAGCCATGTTTTGCTGCTGCTCCGCTTGTTGCTGTTGGGCAAGGCGTTGCTGTTCAGCTCTTACTTGGGTTAACTGTTCTTTTTTCTCAGTCATCTCTGCTACCTTGACTGCGTATCCTATTGGGTCGTTTTCCTTCATTGCTGCCAGATCTTCTGGACTATCTTCACCAGAGGTCAAGAATTGTTCAATAGCCTGTAAGCGTTGAGCGTATGTATCCCTAACTTGTTTAGCCTCTTCTACTGCCTTTGCTTCAGCTTCTACAGCCTTGCGTTGTTCGGCAACTTCTTGAGTCTTTTTCGTGTAATCTGCACCAAGCTGATAACCTTGCATCAATTCATCGAGGGTCACTTCTTTCTCTTCGCCTGCAGCTTTCACTGTAAAGCGTTGAGCTTCTTCTAGTTCCTCTTCTTCGTACTCGGTTTCTTCATCACCTTCATCTTGAGCTTCCATAGAATCATCGGCTACAACTTCCTCTTCACCTTCTTCTACTTCTTCTACAACTTCTTCTTGTGCTTCCGCTTCAACAGTTTCTGGTTGATCGTTGGATTCCTCACCTGCTGATAAAAAGCCTTCAAATTGTTGTGCAGCTTCATTCACAGTTAGTTCTCCACTTCCTTGTTCAGGAGTCATGGTTTCTTCACTCATTGTATTTCCTTAATAATCCCCATTTGGCTGGGTAACCATTATAGAAAGGTCTATAATATCTTCCANGATTTATCTTTAATGTCACCATCTCTAGTGATTGATTCAAGATAAGCCATGATTTCGTCTATAGCTTGTAANCGGTTGTAATAGCGTTCTCTNTCTTCCATTTGGTTAGCTTCTGAGTAACGAATATTATTAAGTTGATTGTCTCTCAACTCATCGATTACATCTAAAAATTCTTGTGATTGTAATAAATTACGAATCGCTTCCTGTCGAGTCATTTGGACTTCCATAGTTAATTGGTGAGCCTAATAGGCCACTTAAGTATCTTCCAGCACCATAGTTACCTGTTGGTGTCGCTATAGCTGTTGGAGCCGATAAAAATGATGTTACATTGGGTGTTTGTAAAGGTGCAGGCCTAGGTGTTTGAGACATAACATATGCCATAGATGGATCATAGTTATATATATCATCTTCACCTTTAGATTTACTAAATCCTGTAATGTCTGTATCGATAGGTCTAAATGCTTGGTCATTTACATTGATAGTACCTGCTGCACGATTAGTACCACCACCATAACCCATACCGCCAAAATAATAGCTATGAGGTGTTGATGTAACAGTATATGGCTCATACATACGATTGTTACCATAAAAGTAACCTGTATCACCTACAGACTGTAGACCAGAGTATTGGCTAGGAGTAAGTCCTAATACAGAATTAACATCAACATTGCTTTTAGGTGAAGCTACAATGTTAGGTGCTAATTGTGGTCTATTAAAGTTAAGTAGCATTACTCTACACCTCTATTGATACGATCAATTTTTTCTAAGGCATCCATAATCATCTTAGCTTGGTCAGTCTTAGTTTTATTGTCTGATTGTTCAGCAGAAAGTCTAATCTGTAATTCTTTTAATGCAAGGTCTGTTGTTTGTTTTACTTCTTGCTGTTGCAACTCTAGTTGTTTTTGTTGAGCCTCTAACTGCATTTGCTCACGATCCAACTGAAGTTTAGCTTGATCTGTTTGAGCTTTAAGCTGTGCTTTTTCTCTTTCAACTTCTGCTAACATTTGAGCTGCAGCAGTTTGTGGATTCTGAGCAGCATTTTGTGCTTGTTGTTGAGCTAACTGTTGTGACTGTTCGTCAGTAACTTCCATTAAGAATTGACTATCATCTTTAAATCCAGCCATCTGAACAAATCTAGCTAATGTATCTCTGTATTGTTTTAAGTTTACTAGAGGGTTAGATAGACCGTACTGAGTAATGATTTGCTCTTGTTTGTCTAGGATCATTTGCATGGTAGCTAACTGCTCTTGTCTAGATCCAGTACCTAAGCCAACATTAACTGTAACATTGTATTCACTACTCCATTCTCTTGGATCAAATGGAACATACTTGTTGTTAACACGAATGATGCGTTCTTTTTGTTGGTACTTACATACTAACTGTAGTATACCTTTGAATAAGCTTGATACGCCTGTGTCAGCAAAGATACGAG